ATGCCATACAAGCTCAAATAAAATACATTATGATATTTTATAATAATCTTGCTTGTATATCTATATGAGCGCCTACAGAAAAAGCGTGTCACTAGGTTGGAATAATACACAACGTTAATGAAAAATCATGTAACAATGTACTTCTGCCTTCCTATGACAATACAGCTCTAAGTGAGTGTATCTCGGGTAAGATCTGCAATACTAAATTTGACCGCAGAAAGAGTCAGTGCCATATCGCCCAGACACGGGGGTTCCTTACACAGAGTTCACAAGTGATCTCCGTATTATCTAAGTTCACCAAGTAAGTCTTGATGGTGACATTTCTCCGAGTCACGCGGTCGGGTTATAAACTTTTAAACATTATATATATAAAATTGATAAAACTAAATCATTAGTTAATCAATCTCAAAATATTTTGTTCAAAGCCTACCCTGCAAGGTCCACATATGGTCTATATGGACCGGCGAGAAAACCGTAGTCAGAAATAAAGTTGCTAATTTTATTCCCTAAGCCTCCAGAAACAGCTTCTAACACACCTGCCTACTTCACTTATTACTTCAATTCTTTTCGTACATCGTCATTAGTATCACTCAATCTATTCTCAATAAACGGTTCGAATTATCCAGTGGGAACGTATTCCACACCGTATTTGATAACAATTCGAAATTTATCAGTAGTAGCAATTCCATCAAACAATATATGAATCGGATTTCTATAATAATTACTTAGCATGGCATCGTCTAACGAAACATATGATGGTTACGAATTCAAATTAGGTGCACCACCTAAAAAGATATAATCCATCGGATCCAAAGGAAGCCAAACAAATTGTGCTCCTTCCGGTCCTAATGTTGCGACAGACACTTCGTATGATGAAGGATATTGTCTCAGAGTCTACGCTGACGGCAAGGGGTACCCAGTCGCGGATCCGTAAGTGCCAGGAACTGTGAATGTTTTTCCAGGAATCATACAAAAAGTAATATTCCCTTATTTATTCAAGTTGGCACCGTCTGGTATTATTCTTATCCCGAATTATGTAACTCTATAGGATAAAAACCTCGCGGTCGTCACCGTAGTGCTTTAACTTCCAAAGCCGGACAACAAACTAGTTGCACTAGTTCCGGGTAACGTTAACTGATTTCCACCAGACCCTATGGTTGGCAAAACTGTTACTCCTGTCCATACATTAACCATATCCACATTCTATCCTACCCAAGGAATTTGGCCATTATGAAAATGTGGATGTATGATCATGTACAAACATGCATTACTCGGTGATTACAGTTCAAAAATATTCTTACCTGTAAAAATTGCTGTGGGCTACAAGAAGTCACTTGGGCCTCTCTATGCGTCGAACTTAAATGGTGCTAAGACAGATTCTATCCAACTCACTTTCAACTCTTTGCGGTTTAGTAACTTACCGCGCTTTTAGCCTTGGTCAACTTTAAACTTAGTAACTGTAGTCAAAGAGGCCTTATCTTTCTTTGATTACATTTTCCTTCGTTTTTGTTCTTCCTTGGTCATTGTTGATTGTTTGTTGTTAGTAATCTATTTGTTCATACCAAAATATGTTGATTACGCATTTATCTAGCGCTTATTTTTATTGTCCACCCTAGTCAGGACAAGGTTCTGGGTGTCGTTCCAGTGACGATCGGGAGAAAGATGGTTATAACGTCCCGGTATGTTATCGCGTTGATTGTTTGTAACTTAGAAAACAGTTCAGATGTTACTCTGAATCCTGAGACTGGCTAGTTAAGCGTCGTCTTTTTAGAAAAACACTGTAGATTGCTCTGCAGTGTTTTTCTTTGCCTGACCCCATTTACCTCCTAAGCGAGAATAAATGCTCACATCATTACTGAATCGAAACTCAGCTAGATCGTGACCCGCCACATCACCAATCCGGTAACTCACCCTTTCAAACAACTCGTTGTCTCCAGGCTGATATCCATTGGTCTAAGCTTACTGAACAATCTGCGACTTGTACCCATGTAACTTATCCATAATTTAAGAAAAAATTGATATAAACTACGGCTTGTATTAAGTATACACGCATTACAACCCCTCACCGCTCAAAAATATACTATGTTCCATCGACTTTTTAAGTAACTGTCGATCCTATATTTGAGAGTCGCTACCAGTCTGCAAAAGCTAAAATCTCGGTAAGTTACGGAAACATCTTCCACCATTTTCACTCATTATGAAGTTTAATGATAAAAAAGAAGCAACCGCATCATTCCTTATTTCCAATCCTTTGCTACATTGGCCTAGTCCCCAGCACCCCTCGGGTTTGTCTGAATAAACATTCCAGAATTCCCGGACAAATTGCGGCAATTCATCCCTTTCCATGATCATCAACATGTCATCACCCATCACCCAGATCTTATACTTACTCAGCTTAGCTAAGTATGCAATAAAATCTGTGTATGTGTAAACTCTGACACTATTCCCAAAAGTTGTTCTAGTAGGATGACCTGAAAACACTGTACCGCGCAAAACTCCCTGCATAATCTTGACGCGTTTGCCGTCAACTTTGGTATAACTGCTAAAACTCATATCCAAGCCTTCAACAATTAATTTGGCCTGAGCTCGTTGCGCGGGAGTCCAATTTTCATTGTCCGCAACAAGGTCAGCCATCTTACCAGATAACACAACATCCAACATCTCCAATAACTCTTTATGCTAATTACTGTCATGACTATTACCGTCATTAGAGATGAACACAGGATTCTTATATTTTCGGAACTCATTATAAATAATATCAGCTTTCTATTAATTATCATAATTCCCTAAATAAAACTCATTCCCCATGTTGCTGCATTGAGCCTTCAAAGCCTACAAGCAGTTGTAGTTGATCAAGCCACCTATGGCCTTTATCTCGTCGTTTACATTGGTAATACAACGAGCCCGTGTCTTTAACGTGCCGGGATCAACACTTGAATGGCAAGCATTTCACTCACCAACCTTCACGAATAAATCAGCGTGTGGTTTTTAAAAGACTCCGTCAAGAAATTTCGAGTATGCAGTTGCATATTTTCGAGATTTCCCCGCGTCTGTCTCCGCCACATGCTTGAGATAATCGTCCATAGAAGCTTTCTAAAAGAAATCTGTCATATTAAACACCCAGTGTTTTGACAAAAAACCTTCAAATTGCTATAACATCTAACCACTTGGAAATAGCCTGCTGGCGGCCTGCCTTCCCAATACTGCACTTAACGAATTCAAAGGACATGTAGCAAATTAGTAATACTACAATGTATCTGTACCTTCGAGCTCAAACATCGTTTCCTTATGTCGGTTAGTGTGACACAAACAATGATGTTTCCAAGCTTCGTAAAACCCCTTCTTGATTATGCTACCAGAAGGCCCATACACCGTGAATTTAGGCAAAACTTTCACATTGTACGCTTCATTATACCATTTTTGATCGGTATGATGGATACTGGAGGATTTTATTTAATTTGAACCAAAAACTGTACTTGTTTTGTGCTTAACCTATACATCAGGTTATTCAGCTACAGATGGCCCTAACAGTAAATATTCTCCTTCCTTCTTGCGCGTGAACAATCTCATTCTGTCCCCCAAAGTCTATTTAAACAATCTACCCTTCTTCAAGAAACTTTCAAAACAAGTAACCTCTTAGCCAATGACTCGAACTGGACTACAATATTCCTCACTTTTCAGATTTTGGAACGTAGCCAGTGTCATTGCACTAAGAGCTTGATTTTAAATTTCTTTATAAGGATCAAAAGCTTTATAAACATTGTGGATTCTGTCATATTCACAAAACACTTCTTTGTCACGTCGCGTAGTATCGATCGTGGCTAGCTTAGCCTACGTATCTTTAAAAACACGTCCACTGACGCACTAACTAAACCAACCCATATAATCAGATCTAGCCGAGTATATTACTACACCCGTTTTGATCTCGACTTTCTGCGTCACTGTCCATTAAAATTGTTCAAACTAAGTTACGAACATATTGGCAGGTCTGCGATCCAGTCGATATTATTTGGTTGTCAAAGCCAAGGCCAAATTTACACCTACAGATACTAATACCGGAGTAGTGTCGTTGACAAAGTCCATGGGGCCATCAATTGCATACATGGATAATACATTAGCCCTTTGACATTTAGAAACATGTTTCCCTTTTTCGGAATGTCCACCGAAGTTAACCAAGGCGCGTTCATCCTCGCCTTCTCTTACTATACGAACGTCAGCTTCGTTATAGTACAGCGCCATTGCGCTTCCACGAAGTTGTCTATTGTAGTGAACAACAACCTCATGCTTTGGATACTATGCTTTAAATTACATCAAATATGTATAAGCATCTTACCAACTAGGAAGTGAACACATATACGCCGGACTATTTTTATTACTCTAAACACCTGTAACCTTTGCAAGGTTCTCGTATTTAGAACAATATAATAGTGCCGCCGAAATGTCAAACTTGGAACTAGTTTCTGCCTTCTTATGAACAGCAGGTTTTTCTACAGCTTTCACTGCAACGGTGTCAATACTAATAGAGGAATTTTCCTTAGTCGATCCTAAGGAAACCATCTCAATCAGTACATTTTATTTATCCTCGTTTTACACTTTCACGAGAGGAACGTCCGAAAGAACAAGCTTTGAAGATTCTTATTTGACAAGTTCGACGATTCCAGTAGACTCAGTCATCGGTTCAATCAAAGAGATGATTCCTGAAGACTCAGTTTTCGGTTCAATCAACATGTCAGAATAAAGATCAATAGAGCTTTTCTTATTTAGTGGCAGCTTCTCTACCGGCTAATCAACAACACATACTTTCTCCACTAGAGATTCTTCCCCGACAACAACTGTCACTGGAATTGTCCTAGCTTTGCGAAATACACTACAAAAGACGTGAAATAACGGTCCTTCTACAGTATTTAATTTCGTTAAGTATATATACGAACATTAGCTTTTCGAGATCAGTTTACCCTTACCCCACCATTCTTCTTACAACTTGTTGTCAAAGAGTGGAACAATATGAATATCCTGTACCGCACACATGGCCCTGAATAAGCCCAGATCACCCACGTTCTCTGAATCTATCTAAAATCTAGAATCCAGTATACGTTTACTTGCCTCATCCTATGGTAACATATGGAGCAATGTAAAAATCGTCTATGAGAATACTTTAATCTTCTTGTCAGTTGATAAGGAAGATCTAATATCTTTCATATCAATGCCTAACAAATATCCTAAAGCACTCAACATACACGTTTTTGCATCGAATGAGGGTACATCGAATTACTATACACTATTATGGTACAGCATAGGATGTACAAGGACCACCTTCTCAAATGTTTCACTAACAATTTTGAGCTAATAAGTGGCTGTAAGATCTAACAACACAACACCTTCACTGTTTTTCACAATTTTCGGTTGTTAGACCAACTCGGGTACCTTAACTTTCCCAAGTTTTGACACATGCTTTTTAAATTTCTTCATGTGTTTTTACTTCCCACCTTTTGGGTAAGTATTTTTGTTTGGTTTTATAACCAATGGAACAGTGTCCAAAACTCCAGGAGATTACCTGGTCTTAGACGCACCGTCTAGCGGTGGAAACTCGGCCTACTGTACTTATTTCTAAGATTTAGCAGCAGGAAGAGTGGTTGACTTTAACGAGATCATCATTATGGTGTAATTCTGACAGCCAATTAAGATAAAGTTTTTAACAAAACAAAAATAAGGAGAATTGTAACATAGGCTCTCTACCCCGTGTGGTTGTGACATCCACCAATGCCGCACAAAAATTATTGCACGGATGTCCTGACAAAGATAATCGATTTAAAATAACATGTAAATTAAAGAGAACTAGCACCACGTTAGTTTCATAAATATACTTTTATATAAAATCTTTTTCTACATTACGCTACCTGCTTTTAAAATCGGCCGATAAACGGAAATAATCGGAC